GGTCCAACTGGCGCGCATGGTCCAACTGGTCCTCAAGGTCCACAAGGTCCTCAAGGTTCAACAGGTGATACTGGTCCACAAGGTCCACAAGGTGGAGTTGGTCCACAGGGTCCACAAGGACCGCAGGGACCATCTGGTGCACAAGGTTCTGGTATTACAGTTCTTGGCACAGTCAGCACTGTAGGAAATCTTCCTGGTGGCGCATCAGACGGCGATGCATATATTGTAACTGCTGATGGTCACTTATATGTTTGGAATTCAGGCAGTTCAAGTTGGATTGATGCTGGTCCAATTGTTGGTCCACAAGGACCACAAGGACCACAGGGTCCGCAAGGTTCAACTGGTCCGCAAGGTCCACAAGGTGGAATTGGTCCACAAGGTCCACAAGGACCGCAGGGTCCACAAGGACCACAAGGACCACAAGGTGTTGCTGGTGCAAGAACCTATGATGTAACGAATAGTGGCACAAATCATTTTGTGATTGATGGTGCAAACGACCCAACACTTTCATTGTTGCGCGGTTTCACTTATATTTTTGATGTAAATGCATCTGGTCATCCATTCTGGATTCAAACTGTTTCTGGTGCATATAGTTCTGGTGATGTTTATAATACTGGCGTCTCAAATAATGGTGACGATGTCGGTCAAATATTCTTCGAAGTTCCGTATAATGCACCAAGCACATTGTACTATGTCTGCCAAAATCATGCGGCAATGGCTGGTACAATTAATATCAGTGATCTCGGTCCACAAGGACCACAAGGACCACAGGGTCCGCAAGGACCACAAGGACCACAGGGTCCACAAGGTCCGCAAGGTATTGAAGGTCCGCAGGGACCACAAGGACCACAAGGACCATCTGGTGTTTCAAATGTCCCAGGACCACAAGGTCCACAAGGTCCACAAGGTCCACAAGGTCCACAGGGTGTCGCTGGTCCGCAAGGTCCACAGGGTGTCGCTGGTCCACAAGGTCCGCAAGGTGATCATGGTCCTCAAGGACCACAAGGTCCACAAGGTGTTGAAGGTCCACAAGGTCCACAAGGACCAACAGGACCACAAGGTGTTGCTGGACCACAAGGACCTCAAGGTCCACAAGGACCACAGGGTCCACAAGGCGACGCTTCTACAGTTCCTGGTCCTCAAGGTCCACAGGGTGTATTTGGTCCACAAGGTCCACAGGGTGTTGCTGGACCACAAGGACCGCAAGGTGTTGAGGGTCCACAAGGTCCGCAGGGACCACAAGGTCCGCAAGGTGTTCAAGGTATTACTGGTGAAACTGGTGATACAGGTCCACAGGGTCCACAAGGACCAGAAGGTCCGCAAGGACCACAAGGTGTAACTGGTCCACAAGGTCCACAAGGACCAGAAGGTCCTCAAGGTCCTCAAGGTATTGTTGGTCCTCAAGGTCCACAAGGTGTTCAAGGTAATTTTGGTCCACAAGGTCCACAAGGACCATCTGGTCCACAGGGTGATGCATCAAATGTGGCTGGTCCACAAGGTCCACAAGGACCGCAGGGAGATTCAGTTACTGGTCCTCAAGGACCGCAGGGTCCACAAGGTGGGCTTGGTCCGCAAGGTCCACAAGGACCAGAAGGTCCTCAAGGTCCGCAAGGATTGACTGGTGATACTGGTCCACAAGGTCCACAAGGTCCACAAGGTGATACTGGTCCTCAAGGTCCTCAAGGTCCACAGGGCGTTATTGGCGATACTGGTCCACAAGGACCACAAGGACCACAAGGTGTAACTGGACCGCAAGGACCACAGGGTCCACAAGGTGTCGCTGGACCACAAGGTCCGCAAGGTGATACTGGTCCTCAAGGTCCTCAAGGTCCGATTGGTTCAACTGGTGATGTTGGTCCTCAAGGTCCGCAAGGTCCACAGGGTGTTGCTGGACCACAAGGTCCGCAAGGTCCACAGGGTGTTGCTGGTCCACAAGGACCAACTGGTCCAGTGGCAGGGTCTGACACACAAGTCATCTTTAATGATGGTGGCAGTGTTGGTGCGAGCTCGAACTTAACATTTGCAAAAACAACAAGCACTCTCACATCAAATACGATTGTTGCTGCAAATAATGTTGCATATGCAAATACGACTGGAACTGTAAAGGTTGTTGTATACTATAATACAGGAACTGGAACATTAGATACGGTATTCTTATAATATGGCACTAGCGTTTGAAACATTAGATAATACTGGAATACTACGAGTAAGTGGTATCCTTGATGATCAAGCAGGATCAAGTATTTCTTCAAACGCTGCTTTTTATGGTGCAGGTGAGTTTGATGAAGTGACGATCAGCCCAGTGACGGATGGTCTTGCAAAACGAGTTCATAGTAATGGGCTGCTGCAAGTTGCAAACTACTTTGATGAAATTAGTGTGGTTCAAAGAGGATTAACACTTCAATTAGACTCAGAAGAGAATGACAGTTATCCAAACTCTGGCTCAACTTGGTACGATATTGCACCAGGAGCAGCCAATAATGTTACTCTCTATAACAGCCCAACATTTACAAACAGTGCACCAAGATACTTTACATTTAATGGCTCAAATCAATACGGTACGAGCACTGGAAGAGTTCTTGGCGCAAACAATTATTCGAAGCAGGTTTGGTTTTATTTGAATGGATATGCTGATAACAATTTATTAAGTAGTGATAGTGGACACTTCCTGTATATGGGAACATCAACAAACAGAGTTTATTCTGGGCATGTAGAATTCACTAACTTTATGGCAAATGGTTCTACTGCAACATTTAATTTGAATACTTGGTATAATGTTGCTGTGACTTTTGATGTTGCAGTCGGCTTTACCTTATATGTGAATGGTGTACAAGACAGCACATATTCTTGGACTACAGCATTGTCTGGAAATGGATCGACAAATGTAGCCTGTTTTAGTGCAAATGGAAATCTACTTAATGGAAGAATCGCTCAAGCATTAGCATATAATGTTACACTATCTGCTGATGAAGTTAAGCATAATTACGATCAAACCAAATCACGATTTGGGTTTTAGAGACAAAATAAATACCTTTGGCGTATCATCAGTTTAGAGAACAAAAATGGCAAAATTAAAAGGCGGCTCGCGAATTTACGGTAATGTCACTGTCGATACCAGTGTACTAACCTCAACTGTAAATGCGTCAACTGTAAACTCCTCATCGTTTATTCTAGCAAACGGTGTTGATTTAGTTGTACTCGCGCAAACTGGCGGTAGTACCTCCAACGATGCATATGCGCAAGCAAACTCTGCTCGTAACCAAGCCAATAATTCTTACAGTCAAGCAAACAGTGCTTATGATACAGCCAATAATGCTTATGTTCAAGCCAATGCAGCATACGCACAGGCAAATGCTGGCTACGGTCAAGCGAATGATGCATATGGACAGGCGAATGCTGCCTATGGAGCAGCAAATAATGCGAAGGTAACTGTATTTGCAAATAGCGGTGCAGCAAATGTAACGACTCAAGTCATCAACTTTGTTAATACAGCATCAATTCTTGTTACTGTCGCCAACACCTCTGGAAATGCTAATGTAACATTTGATGTCAATGGTACGCCATATGATACAGCGAACGGAGCATATACACAAGCCAATACTGCTCGTGATACAGCAAACGGTGCATATGCTCAAGCCAATGGAGCATATGGACAAGCAAACACTGTGTATGGTCAAGCCAATGATGCCTATGGTCAAGCAAATACTGCTCGTGCTACAGCAAATGATGCGTATGCAGCTGCAAATAGTAAAGTCGGATCTTCTGGCGATCAAACAATCACTGGTAATGTCACAATTAGTGGAAACCTTGTCGTTCAAGGTAATGCCACAACAATCAATGTAAGTAATCTCTCAGTCAATGACGCAATCATTTTATTGAGTGCAAATGCGAATGGAGACGCCACTGATATTGGATTTGTTGGGCACTTTGATCGCGGACCAACAGCAACGCATGCTGGTATGGTTCGTATACACACTCTCAATGAGTTTCAAATTTTTGACAATTACGAGATTGAACCAACTAATAATGTTATCGATATTGCCAACTATAATTATCGTCTCGGCAATCTTCGCGTCAACACAATTAATGCGAATAGCGTGCTTGTTCTAGGAAATGCTGCAGCAACTCAAGCCAATTTGACATTGTCTCATGATCAAGCCAATGCTGCTCGAAGTCAAGCAAATACTGCTCGAGATACAGCAAATGATGCTTATGGTCAGGCAAATACTGCGCGCACTACAGCCAACGATGCTTATGGGCAAGCGAACACTGCTCGAACAACTGCAAATGATGCCTATGGTCAAGCGAATACCGCTCGAAATACTGCTAACGATGCATATGGTCAAGCAAATACTGCTCGTGACACCGCAAATGGCGCATATTCGCAAGCCAATGGAGCCTATGCCCAAGCCAACTCAGCTTATGCTCATGCTAATATCGTTTATGCTCAAGCGAATACGGCAGCAAATACGGTTGCAGTTTATGCTGACTCAAATGTTGTTGGAGTACCTAATAGATCAATTTGGTTTAAGAATACATCAAGTATTGAAGTAACAGTTGATACTTCTGGAATTTTTACAAATCTCTCATTTAGTACGACAGGTGCTGCGGTTGCTGATGCCTATGCGCAAGCGAATGCTGCATATGGTCAGGCAAATACTGCACGCAATACTGCGAATGATGCATATGGGCAAGCCAATACCGCTCGTAATACTGCCAACGATGCATATGGCGCTGCGAATACAGCTGGAACAAATGCACTAAATGCATACGGACAAGCGAATGCTGCTTATGGTCAGGCAAACACTGCTCGTAACACAGCCAATGATGCTTATGGTGCAGCTAATACTGCTGGAACAAATGCACTTAATGCGTATGCTCAAGCAAATACTGCTCGCGACCAAGCCAATACTGCTTATGGACAAGCCAACAGTGCGTACACTCAAGCCAATAACGCATATACTGCGGCAAATAATATTGCCAGTGGTGCAACAGCAATTACATTGAAGGCATACAAGGATTTCCTCCAAGCCAATACAAATGTGAATGCCGCAAATACTTGTGACCTATCAGTGTCAAACTTCTTCCGTCTTGTAATGACAGCCAGTGCTCAATTCACCTTCATCAATGCTCCATCTTCTGGTACTGCGCAACAGTTCTCATTGTTGATTATGCAAGATGCTACTGGTGGGAGATCACCAACATTTGCGAATACAATTTACTGGGCGGGTGGATCAATTCCTCCAGCAACGACTGCAGCAAATGCTCGTGATTTGTGGACCTTCATCACTTATGATGGTGGTTCAACATATTGGGGAACTTTGACTATGAAGGATGTACGATAAATAGATTAGATTATCTTTTGTGAGTTTGTTATGAAAATCCATGTATTGGTAAATCCAAGAAACCCCACAGGGCTGATGAATCGTGTTGACCCATTCGCGGTGCACGCATACAAATACATCAAGCATCTATTACCGCATTTCCATATGATTCATTATGGAGTTCCAGGCGCGCAAGTCGATTGCGAGCATATCGATATTCCAACATCACCAAAAGAAATAAAAAGATTTAATGAGATTGCTGGCGAAGAAATTCGCAAGAGAGCAAGCGATGGAGATATAATTGTTTGTTTCTTTGGTGTTGACAATCAGCTCGCTTGTGAGATGAATCCAAACTGCAAACCAGTTGAGCCTTCTATTGGATATAGAGCCAATGGCATCTTTGCACCATATCGAGTATTCACTTCATATGCAAATATGCATATGTTTTATGGTGAAAGAGGGATGCTCATGAACCCTTCTTGGTTCGATGATGTAATTGGTAATCCATTTACAATTAGTGAATTTGAATATAATGAAAAGAAAGAAGATTACTTTTTATTTTTGGGTCGAGTATGCGAAGAGAAAGGTATTCATCTTGCAATTCAAGCAACAGAAAAGATGGGCAAAAAACTCGTCATTGCTGGTCCTGGATCACTTAAAGCATTGGGGTATGATAGAGTACCAGATCATGTTGAGGTCTTTGGTGTTGCTGATACAGAGCAAAGAAAACATCTATTAAAAAACGCAAAAGCATTGATTGGTTTGACGCACTATGTCGAGCCATTTGGTAATATGATTATTGAAGCCAACCTTTCAGGTACGCCTGTAATTACAACTGATTGGGGTGCATTCCCAGAGATTGTTCTTGAAGGACAAACAGGATATCGCGTTCGCGACTTTAAATCCTTGTTAACTGCAATCGAGAATATTGATAAAATTGCTTCATTTGATTGTAGAGAATGGGGATTGAATTTCTCTGACGAAGAAATCCACGATCAACATCGTCGATATCTAGAAAAAGTTATAAAAAATAAATTCTATGAATAATCTTTTTATTGTCGGGTCATCGATTCAAACGCGCAATGCGCCATTGACATATAGCCCTGTTCGCACAATATTTTCAAGCGAAGAAAGATTTCGACAAACAATCTTTACAGTCAATTCAATTCAAGCTGCATTCCCAAATGCTAAAATTGTTGTTGTTGATTCATCAGACATCTATAAAGAGTATCAAGATACATTTCGTTTCTTTAAGAATACTGAGTTCATACCATTAAAAGAATTAGATCATGATGCATTTGAGATTGTTAACACGCATCCGAATAAAAGTTTGTGTGAATCTCTATTATTAAATACCTTCTATAAGAAATTTAAAAAAGAAATAAAAGAATATGACTATGTCATTAAAACTTGTGGACGGTATTTTTACTTTCATTTAAACGATAAACTATTTAATGTTGAGAACTTAAACAAATTGTTTTTCAAACGACCACTCAATTTTGAGTGGAATGATTCTTGGAATTATTCTTTTATTGACCGTCGAAAAGAACAAAATAACAATCGCATACACCAATATTGCACCGTGTTATATGCATTTGGCGGCACGCAATTAGATAAAATGATTGATATAAACGAAGCAACTATACATCTATTAAATCAAGCACCAATGAAGCATTACGATATTGAGACTTTGTCATACTACTTTACCCGACCGTATGAAAAAGATGTTATTGAAACTGACTGGATAGTTTGCGGATGGGATGGAACTTCTGGTCGATTTATGTATTACTAGGTGAGTTATGAAAACTAATTTAATTGTCACTGACGATTTCTATCAAAATCCAGATTCTGTTCGAGAATATGCTCTCTCTCAGCCATTTGAGGTTTCAGGAAATTATCCTGGATTAAGAACAAAGCCATATCTTCCAGACGATCTAAAAGATGCAATTCAACGAATCATCTTTAATGTTGGAGGAAAGGTTACTGATTGGATGGAGTATTCTGGATATACTGGAGCATTTCAAATTTGCACCGCGAAAGATCGCACCTGGATTCATGCTGATAGTTATAACTCTTGGGCTGCTGTATGTTATCTAACACCGAATGCGCCTCTTTCTGCTGGAACTGCTTTGTATCGTTATAAAGAAACAGGTGACTATTTTAGAGTAGATAACACCGCTCCCCATTTTGATGGCTATGACTATACAAAGTGGGATATGGTAGATTATGTGGCGAACAAATATAATCGAATCGTGATGTATCGCGGAAACCTTTATCACGCCTCATTGGACTATTTCGGAAACAATCTCGAAAACGGAAGATTATTTCAAACCTTCTTTTTCAACACAGAATACTAATGAAAATTCTACATGTCATTTTTTCCTGCAATCGTTTGCAATACCTAACGAAGACTCTAGATTCTCTCGAGAATTTAGATTATGGAAGTCACGAGGTGACTCGTTTGATTGTAGACGATTACCCAAGAACTCGAAACGATTCAATCTTTCAGTTACTTGCAAAAACTCATAAAACATTATTATGGATGAACACCGAAAATAAAGGATTGTCAGTCACTTGGAGTGACTTTTTTGAGTGGCTTAAAACTCAAGACTACGATTACATACTACATCAAGAAGATGATGTGATTCTGAAGAGAAGAATTCGAATTGATGATATGATAGAATGTCTGGAGTCAAGTCCTAAAATAGCATCAGTCGTTTTACAGCGACAACCATGGTATTTTCACGAGCAAGAGAGCAAAATTGAAGAGGGCGATTTACCGTTTGGCAATTACTGGTACTCTAAAAATACAAAAACATTCCCAATTATCTTTAGTTTATATAAAAAATCTATTGTAGAATATCCATTTCGTGAGTACTGGGGGTTTAATATCAATGAGGGAATGATCATGGTCTATCTCGATCATTTTCATCAGATGTATTCTGCTCAACTCAAGGGTGCGAATGGAGAGAATTTGATTGAGCATATTGGCGAAGAATCGACTGGAAAGAGGATATTACAAGGTGAGCCAAACTGGGAAAAGTTTGCTCATATGGATCCAAACTTGGTTTATTCCTCTCGAGACGGGAAGTTGATAGAGAACTAAATATACAATAATTAGAGAGGTTCTATCTCAATGGCAAAACCAAGCACTCGACAAGAACTCAAGGACTATTGCCTTCGCAAACTTGGGTTTCCAGTAATTGACATCAATGTCGACGACGATCAATTAGAAGATCGCGTGGATGATGCGCTACAGAAGTATCGCGATTTCCACTACGATGGCACTGAGATTACATATCTCGCTCACAAACTTACGAATGCAGATATTTTAAACAAGTATGTGCAGCTCGCCGATTCAATCGTTGGAGTTTCGAGAGTATTTCCATATACAGGAGCCGCAGTCGCATCTACATCCTCGGCTGGATTTAATATGTTTGATATTAACTATCAGCTTCGTCTCAACGATTTCTATAATCTAACAGCTTCTTCATATACTTACTATGTGATTGCTCGTGAGCATTTGGCGATGCTGGATATGATTGTGACAGGCGAGTCTCCTTATACCTATAATAAAAAGACAAATAGAGTGCATGTTCAAACTGGCTGGAGTGGTAAGTTTATCGCTGGAAACTATATGTGTTTCCAGGCAAACCGTATCGTAGATCCAGAAGTTTATAGCAAAGTTTTTGATGATACCTGGTTAAAAAAATATACAACTGAGTTGTTTAAACAACAATGGGGAACAAACCTCAAGAAATACGGCAACTATGTTCTTCCTGGTGGACTCGTAATCAATGGTCAAACCATTTATGATGAGGCATCTGTTGCAATCGAAAAACTAGAGATCGATCTTCGAGATGTATACGAAGAACCGCCTCAAATGTTAGTGGGCTAAAATGGCAACATCAGTTTATTTCAACAATCAAAGGGCGACTGTTGAGCAGCACCTTTTGGAAGATCTGATTATTGAGTCGATCAAGAATCACGGAATCGATGTGTATTATATCCCTCGCGATTCTCAGTCATCGATCGACGAACTTTTTGGCGATGATCCTGTCAAAACATTCTCACAAGCCTTTAAAATTGAAATGTATCTAGAATCATTTCAAGATTACGAAGGTAACAAAGAATTTTTCGGAAAGTTTGGTCTTGAGATTCAAGAAACTGCAAAACTATGCATGGCAAGAAGAACTTTTGAGCGTTATGTTACATCAGCATCAAAAGTGACGAGCAATGTCCCAAAAGAAGGTGATCTAATTTATCTTCCAATTCAATATAAATTGATGGAAATTAAATTTGTTGAAGAAGAAAAGAACTTTTTTCAGTTAGGTAAAGATGCAAAAAATCCATATATGTATGGATTAACAGTAGAAGCATTCAAGTATAATGGCGAATATTTAAACACAGGCATGTCAGAGATTGATCGCATTGCAGATAAACAAGCAGTGGCTACAGATTATGTTGTATCTTCTGGCGGCACTGGAACTTATACAGAAACAGAGTGGGTATATCAGGGATCCTCTCTAGCAACATCAACAGCTCGAGGTGTTGTGATAGATTGGGATAAACCATCCTTAAAACTTAAACTTAGAAATATTCGCGGATCATTTGCTGCTAATACACTAATTATTGGAAACTCTAGCAACGCACAATATACTCTTGCAACAGCTTCTGATATGTTGAAAAATGCAAATGATGAAAGTATGCAAGATAATTTCCGTATTGAGACTGAAGCAGATAATATTCTAGACTTCAGCGAAGCCAACCCATTCGGTGAGCCATAATGTTTTCTAGTTCGCATTTTTATCATAGAATTATTCGTAAAATGGTGGTGGCGTTTGGCACACTGTTCAATGACATTCGCCTTGTTCGATATAATAAAGCAGGAACAATTGAAATTGAAAGAATTACTGTTCCGTTGCAGTATGGGCAAAAAGAAAAGTTCTATCAGCGCATCACGCAAGATCCAGAACTAACAAAAGAAGTCCAATTAACTCTTCCAAGAATGAGTTTTGAGTTAACAAATGTCACATATGATCCACTCAGAAAAAGAAATTTATTTTCAGAAAGTTTTTCTTCAGAATCATTGACAACTGTAAAAGCACTGCGCACGACACCATATGACTTTGAATTTACTCTCAACATATATGTGCGCAATGTTGAAGATGGTACACAAATTGTAGAACAGATTCTTCCATATTTTAATCCAGACTATACGATGACAATCGATTTTCTTGGATTATCTGATCAAAAAACAGACATACCATTTATCTTGCAAAGTGTAAGTCAAAATGTGCAAGATGAGGGTGGTCCAGATCCAGTTCGTCTTATAACATGGTCATTAGTTTTTGTTGCGAAAGGATATATGTACGGTCCGATTGTTTCTCGCGAAATTATTCGCAAGGTTACTGCAAATACATTTAACAATGCACTAACTACTGGAAACGAAAGAGTGATTTACTTTGCTAATACTGGTGGATTGGGAACATTCCAAACTGGCGAACTCGTATATGAGGGTCGCGAATTAAGTTCTGCTAATACAACTGCCTTTGTAAGTTCATGGAATCCAACTGCAAACGCTCTTGTGGTCTATGATGTAAACGGTGTTCTCAAAACAGGCAAGTATATTACTGGTGCAATTTCAAATGCTTCTTACAATGTTGCAACCTTTGCTGTAAACGAATTGCAACTATCGAAGTTAATAATTCAGCCAACACCAAACACTGCAAACCCAAATACTGCGTTTGGATTCGATGAAACTGTGCAGGATTTCCCTGATATAACATGAGTGAGACTGATAAAAATTTAGCTGAGATCTTGAACACAGATTACATTCCTGTAGTTCAAGAAGATAAGCCAATAACAATACATCAATCTGGTGAGGGAAACCCAGATGCCGACTATTCTCGTTCGAATTATTATAATCTAATCGAGAAAGGTAACGAAGCACTTGATGGTATCCTTGAAGTTGCAAAAGAGTCGCAACATCCAAGAGCCTATGAAGTTGCTGCAAATATGATTAAGAATCTCTCTGATGTTACAGAGAAACTTATGATTTTACAAAAACAGCAACAAGAATTGAAGCCAAAAGAACCTGCAGGTCCGACAAACATTAATGTAGATAAAGCAGTGTTCGTTGGTTCTACCGCTGAGTTGTTGAAGAAATTAAAGAATGAATCTGCCGACTAGAATTAAAAATTATCTTGGTAATCCCAACTTAAAGCGAATCAATATGCAGTTGTCGCTCACGGAAGATCAGGTCCGTGAGTATATCAAATGCGCGAAAGATCCTGTTTACTTCATTGAACACTATGTCAAGATTATTACGCTTGATAAGGGCTTTGTGCAGATTTCTTTATATCCATTTCAAAAACAAGCAGTCCAAGACATCAACGACAATCGTCGTGTAATT